GATCCATCTGATGACTGCATTCCTCTTGGTAATCCAGTATTTGGGTCAACTGGATACTCATCCCTTGTTAATGTTGTTGACCCTGTTGTTCCTGTAAGAACATATTTTGGGGCAACTAGTGGTAATGGTGGAGAAACTTGTAATGGAGCATAAATTACATTTCCAGTAGGCGTTGCTCCTGTGTATAATGCACTATATGATACATAGTTTCCTTGAATTGCGGCCCTAATATCATCCTCAAATGTTGATTTTGGAAGCGGCCCGTCTATCCTATAAATGTATTCGTCAAATCTTATCATTGGTTCGGGTGCGCCGATGAATTTTAAGAAAAATTCAATCGCCATTCTTGTTCCCTTTGATTTGAATAATTGAGCCAGATTTACAAGTATTCTTCTGTAAAATTCATATTCACTTTCAACTAAATTCTTTCCAATGTTTAATCCGATGTATTGCGTGTCAGTTCTTGTATATAAAGAATCTTGTAATGATTTTTCATCGAATAATCCAATAGTTGACAAACCTAATGTTGTTGCTAAATTCTTTAACAATAAATCAGGTACATTATTGATTTTATCATAGGTAACATTACGCATAAACGCAATATTATCAATAAATTTCTTTACTTGGTCGAAACTTTGTCCGTATATTTGGAATATTGCTTCGGCCTTGTTTTCTGGCGTATCAAATTCAAATAATTGCGGTGCTGTTAAAAACCTTACAACTAAATTTGATTTATATGTGTCAATATCTTGCCCAATGGATACTAATGACTCCAAATAATAATCAAAATCAATCCCCATAATTTGAGGATTCCACCCGTCTTTTGTTGTCGGCCATGTTACTATTTCAGTCACAAGTTCTGTTGATGATCCGCCATTTAAATCTCTTGGGACTTTGAACGGTGCTTGATACATTGGAATAGTTTCCCTGTTCATCAAGATTATTTCTAATTCATCAAGATTACTATAAAATTCTTCAACAATACCATTATTCGGCCTGATTAAATAACTTGCTGTGTACCCTGTTTGACCTGAAAAACAATCACCATTAACCTGTAATGTTATTTTATTCGTAGTATCAACTTCGGTATAATTTACAATATTGTAAGTTGCCCCGCTTATTTCAATAACATATTTTGTATAAGAAGAATAAAAATTTCTTATGGTATTTGTTGTTGTTGGTTTAGTATTACTTTTTGGTTCAACAAGAAGAATATCTAACGGATTAAAAATAAGACTATTTTGTACTTGAAATGTGGTTTGTTTTGTTTTTAAATCATAAACAACCGATTCCGCGCTTAAATTTGTTGTTTTAATCGGTGAATCAATGTCAACATATAAAGCAGCTGGAAATTTTGTAATTATATTATTTACAGCAACATTTAATCTACGGCTAAGCGACCCAAACAACGATTTTGACCCATCATCTTTTGCATCGTAGAATTTTATCTTATCCGATGTTTTTGTGGATGATGATGTCGTTGTGTTAGTGGTATCTTGCTGGCTTTCTTCTTGATTAATAGTGTCCAATGTCAAAAAATCAGAAAAAGGTTGTGTTTGAAATGTTTTACTATCCTTTTCTGGTATAATTCTATCAATGTTAAATGATGTGTTAGTCATTTGACTTACACCATCGACTACTTGAAACCCAACTAGGTTGTCACTAAATGTTTCGGCGCCACTCGCGTATTGATTAGGTGTTTTTGTAGTTGCCATTATTCTGTAATAAGGTCAAAATTTAATGATTCATCAATATCTGTCTTCTTTTCTCTAATTTCATATAGAGTTTCATTAAACTCGTCTTTAATTTCGTACAAGTTCCATTGTTTGTAGATATTGTTATTATTGTCATATACTGTGTAAACACCGCTGGCAACTGCCTTACTTTGATTACTGTACAATGCGTAAGATAATGTAGTAAAGTCGTGTTCAACTAATTCTATTTCAATCGTTGTTGGATTAAAATATGTGTTTGTCATTATAATTTTTTGATTAGGTTGTCCTATAAATGGAACAACATTCGGCCTTGATGATGGGGCAGATGTTGGTGTTAATGTCAAAAACATTAAGTTCGTTGCTACATCAGAATACCTATATCTTAACGCTTTTTGTGTTGTGTTGGATAAATTGGATGTAATTGGTTCGCAATAAAATGATGATGTTACAATTCTATATATGTTTGGTACTTTTTCGTTGGTTGTTGAATCCAAATATTCAATTCGATACCCAACTAATCCTTGTGGTGTAAATTTATTTCTATCATCGCTTGATACATTGGCTAAATCTATAACCAACCCTCTTACCGATGGTAAAGATGATAAAACACCGCAATCTGTAATTACTGTTCTTATTTCTTTGGGCCTCATATATAATGTGTAAATTCCGAGGTCTGAAAAGTCCCCAGAATCTAACTTTAAATTATACATTCCACCTAAAAGCTCAACATCAGCATTTCCACCGGTATCCGCATTGTGGAATACAGGGGTAAGCACATCTGTTGATGTCAATTTCTTCAATGTAACGGGAGAATTTGCTGTTCTATTTGCAACATAGTGAAAAATAATATCAACATCGGCGGGTGAAACATCCGCTGGCCTGATTAATCCGTATGCACCAACACTCATTTTATTGTTATTTAATTAATTTTATTCTTTATCGGGTATTTTTTTATAAATATAATTTTTATTGTTTTCGTACATTGAAATATCCATTACCGTAGATTTCTAATTCCCCGGTATTATCAATTTCAGTTAAACGAAGATTCTTTTCCATCACTCCCATTTTTCCTCTTTCGACAAAAACATCGGAATATATGTCAGGTTCTTCCACAAATCCAATAAAATGTTCATTTCTTGTTATCATTCCATTATACACCTCATCATCATAATATTGAGCTGTAGACCCTGTAATGATAGTATCCCCGTCAGGGGTATCAATGTATGTTAAACCATCAATCGTGTAACCTGTGTACCCAGAAACGATTGTAATCCCCGAATATTGGTTTCCTGTTCCATATAGTCTGAATTCATCTACTCTACTTTTTCCAACAGCCTGAAATCCTATCACAGTTTCGAGCGTTTGTCCTGTTTGTGTTTTATAGTCAACCAAATATGTTTGTGATGTAGTCACAGGTGGGTCGCTATATGGAACCGTGAAGGTTAATGTTCCTAAATCTGTTGGAAAATCAAATGGTACAAATGGGATTTGAACGGTTTTTTGAAGTTCATTTACCGTCCACGGTGATTCAATAGTAACCCTTATTATTGTTTCTCCTGTTACCGTGTATGTGTGTGATATTGACGATAGATTTAAATCATTTATACCTGTCATTGGTAAAACACTTGATGATCCATCACCCCAATAAATTGTAAAAATAGACTCTACCAAAAATGATAACTTATTTGTATTAACCGTATTGAATATTGTTATTGTATTAGAATTACCACTATAAGTGAAATTCGAAGTTTCCTCAACTTGGGCGACATTTCCATCAAAACCGACCATTACCCCTAACTGCTCTGCAAAGCTCGTCAGAAACACGGGTAAATCGAATATAGTTGACCCTGTTAGCGGTTTTACTATTCTATATCTATTATCTTCCATTTTATGCTCCGCCGGCTATTTCATAAAATCTTATTGGGTTTCCACTCTGGCCTATTCTTACTCCTTTTGCTCCGTCATATCTGAAAACTTGATACGAATAATCAGTTTTATCTATTTCAACCTCAAAATACATATCATCATTTTCATTTATATTATCTGTTATTGCTTTATCCTTATTTGAAAAATTCAGTATCGTTCCGTCATCCGCATTAAAGAATCTTGCCGTCATATAAAATGTATTTCCTGTCAAAATTGGCTCTGCATCGAATGAACTATCATCTTGAAACCAAAATATGTACATATTTTCTTTATTTTTGTAGTTTGACCCAACAAAAACAGGAACAAAAAGATAGTCCCAATCTTCTATCGATTGATATTGGTTATCTATTCTTCCAAGTATTCTTTCACCTAATGGTAGAGCTAAATTTCTTGCAAAAACCAACCTTCTATTTGTCTTTTCGGGTTTTTGCCCACTCGGAACTTTGTAAAACTCTAATCTGAAGAAACTTTCGGTTGCTTGTTTCAACATCTTCATATTTTCGGATTTACTGATTCCCACAAATTCGTAATTCATCCCGCCTAAATGTGTTGGCGTGTTTAAATTGTTATAAAAATAGAATTCAAACCAAATATCCGATTGTAAATCATTTGGATTGGCTGTTATTCCGGAATATGGTTTATGAATGAATCTGGATGTTTCATAGTTTTCAATTGGGTTAATAATATTCCTAAGCGTTTCGGATTCGAAATCTTTCAGGTTATCTTCTCGTCCCAAATCAAGTTTGAAGTCGTTTTGAATATTCAAATTCAAAGATAAATCACTATCTTGTGTTACAATTTTCATTAACAATTTATTTTATCTTGTCCGTTATTGGTTGTTGCATTGAAACTGTATAGTCCGTCCGCTTTATTTGTATATAATTCCTCATTCTTTAAATAAAAATTAATGTCAGACTTAACATAATGAATATTATTGATGAATGGATAATCTGTGCCGTATCCTAAATCATCGATGTATCCGTGGTCATATAAATCTCGCCATTTCCATAGATTTTCATTACTAAAATATTTTGCGTTTTGTGGTAAGTTTTCTATGTTTAAAACATCGGTTGTCTCCACATATGGTGATAATTCCCTTAATTTTATTCTATAATGTGGTTGATAGAAATATCCAAAAGGATTATCTATGGTTGCCCCAGAAAATGTTGCGGTTTGCCCTGTTTGCCCATAATTGAAATTATTAGGATCACAATAAAATTTATATAACGACTCCGAAATAACTCTTTCTTTCATTTCCGTTGGAACATACTCAATGAATGCCCCTGTTAATATTGTTCCTGTTGGTATGGTATTTCCACTAGTAAATAAAAACGATTCTCCATTACCATTTCGGCTAAATGGTGTTCCCGTTAATGCGCTTTCTAATGAATCCGTTCCACTAAAATGTTCATCAATCCAATAATTATGAAAATTGAATTTAAACCCAACTTTCGGTGGATACACAAAATATCCGTTTCCGTTTCTTAATACTACGGATATATAAACTTCCGTTGGAAGATAACCTAAATTATTTGTTAATCCACTTAAAATGAACGGTTCTTTAATATCAAATAGAACACTCTCCATTCGATTTCTTTCAACAAGTACATCATTTGTACCTTCGCTGTTTTCAAATAATATCTTTTTTTCATCCCTCCAAATTGGTGACTCAAATCCCGCTTTATCCAAAATATAATCATCAACACCCCTTAATGTTTTCATTTTATGAACATAATATTGGGATGTTGTTCCTGTTATATTTTCCTTATCCAAACATCTTTTTCCTATTACTATTAGATTTGAAAATGTCGTTACACCAGATGGTATTTGACTTTTCATTATGTTTATAACATATTTGTCTGAATTGTATGTTTCGTCTGCAACATAGTTAATATAATATGGAAAATTATCAAGAATAATATATTCCCCCTGATTCATTCCGTGTTCAACAGGACTAGTTAATTTATATGTACTACCATTTTCAGTTACTCTAAATGGTATTCCATCACCACTAACAAAAGATATACATTGAACACCGTTACAAGTTAATCCTGTGTGACCACTAAGCGTGTACATCATTGGAAAATTAGCGTC